TAGACAGATAGATAGATATTTAGGAAATATAAAGATATTAAATAAATATATTTAAAGACAAATTATAATATTATATTAATATATATATAAAAATGCCGAAATCAATTGGTATGGGCGGACGCATTAAGCATAACAAGACAACAAACTATTCAATCTTACTTATCTATTGTAAGACAAATAAAGAATTAAAATTTTTAGATTTTACAACAACAACTAATATCAGGAATTATAAATATTTAATTATGAAAAAGAAACTTGCTGACCCTAAATATGAAAATTTAGTTTTAATTAAGACCATTAATGAGAATGGTGGATTAACAAATTGGATTATAGAACCATTAGAGAGTTTAGACGCAAATTATTTTGATACTCAAAAAAGAATGAATGAAATATCGAGTAAATATAATATTAAAACTAATATTTTTGATGATGATATGGTAAATATTATGAAACAAGAATTAAATAAATCTCCAAGTGAAACAAGCGAAGAAGACCATAAAGAGATTAAAGAAACAATTGATAAAGAGAAAGATGTTTTATATGAGTGTGAATGTGGTAGTAAATTTAAAAAGTCTAATTTAAGACATCATATTAAAACAGATAAGCATAAAAATTTTGTAAATAAAAGTAAAGAATTAATTACAGAAAATAATAATGAACAATTAACAAAGTTAGAAGTTGTTAATTTAAATTGTATTGAATGCGGAGCATAAAAGAGTTAAAATTAATTAAATAGTAAATATTAATTATTTGTAGAATGTTATTTTTCTATAAATAATTAGTTATTTTGTAAGATTTGGAGAACAATAATAATAATTAAATACTTATTCTATTATTTTATTACTTTTATGTATTGTATATTATTTATGTATTTTATGGTTAAAATATTATCTTCCAAAAATATATAAAATATAATAAAATTAATTAATTAATTATAAATATATATAAAGACAAATTTAAAATATTTAGTAATAATATAAAGAATGATAAAAAATAAGAAGTTTATACACTTGAACGACGCTTTTAATTATTCAAAGCATAATGGTTTTAAAATATTAGCAATAAATATTAAATATTTTGACGCTAAAATAAATAATTACCAAGTAGATAAAATGAACTATTTATGTTTAAATGAAACCGACTATTACAAGTTCATTAAAAAAGATATTGATAAAAAAAAGACTAAAGATGATAGTATTGAAGATGATAGTATTGAAGTTGATAATGATAAATTTAATAGAACTGAAAAAATATATAATAATTTTAATTTTGAAGTATTGACTAATAATAAGAGAAAATTATATTTTGATATTGATAAAACACCGAAACGAGATATTATCAAGGCGATAGATTTATTGAAAAGTCAGGTAAAAGAACATTTGAATATTGTAGATGAACCATTAATATTTATTAGAGAAAATTATTTTAAAATTGAAGATGATAATGAATTATGTTCGGTTCATATTATTTATAATAATTATTCAATTGATTATTTACAACAAAATCATCTAATAAAATTTATTCAATTATCTTTTTTAGATATTGACTTGAATATTGATACATCTATATATACCAAAAATAGATTATATAATTTACCATATAATACCAAACAAAAATATATAACCAACTTTTTTATACCATTTAACGATTATACAAAAGAATTATATGATAAAGATATTAATAATTGTTTAATTAATAATACAAATGATACAGAACTTATAGTATATGAAAAAAAGTTTATCAAGGAAACCAATAAAGACAATAATGATTATGAAGTTATTACGAGTGATAATCAAAAATTAATTGATGATTTAATAGAGCGATTACCAAATGAATTTTATAAAAATAATAACTTATGGAAATTATTAATCCATTATCTATATACTAATGGTTATGATTATATTAAATTTATGAAACATAGTGCTAAAATGATTAATAGAGATGATAAAGATGAAAGCATTTATGATTACATACAAACCAAGATAAAAGTATTATTTATGAATACTAATCATATATTTAATGTTATAGCAAACAAATATAATATATATTTTGAATTTAATAAGCATTATACATTAGATTTTATAAAATGGGTAAGTGAAATGACTGGAATAGATGAGAAAAAATTAATATCAAAAATAGATGATTATTATGAAAAAAATGCTAATAAAAAAAGTCAAAAAAAAATTAAATTAAATGGTTTTATATTACTATTAAGCAGTCAAATATTATTATCAAATAAAACATTTTATTATTATCCAATAAAAAAAGTAGAACCAATATCAAATTATAAAAGACAAAGTGAAGTTATTGATATTAAAGCATTACAAGAGCATATTAAAAATATAAGTGATAAAAAATTATATAGATTATGTGGAGTTAATGCTAAATATGGTTCAGGTAAATCATTTTATATTGTAATGGAGTTGTTAAAAAAGACAAACTATAAAATTCTTATGCTTACAGATAATAACGCCTTGAATAGTGAGAATTTATTAAAATATAAAGAATTTGGAGCAAGAAACCATCAAGAATTACAAGATAATTTAATAACATTACAAGAATTTAATGAAGCAAGAGTAGCAATATGTAGTCCTGAAAGTATAAATAAATTATATAATAATTATGATATTATTATATTAGATGAATATGAAACATTAACTAACCATTATTCAAGTGAAACGATGAATAAAAAAAAGTCAAGCGATTATGATAAATTTATTAAAATAAAACAAAAATTATTAAATTCAAAAAGTATATTTTGTTTAGATGCTGATTTATCATTAGAAAGAATGAGTATAATTGAAAATATTATTGATTGTAAAGCAAAGCTATTTTATTGTGAAAATAATAATTTTAAAGATACAGACCATAACATTTATTATAGTAGAACAGAATTTATAGCAAAAATTTATGATGATTTAAATGATAATAAAAGAGTTAGTATTTGTTCTAATGGTAAAAAAGAATTAATATTATATAAAAAATTGATTACTGAAAAATTTACAAAAAGAATGATGATTATAACGAGTGATGAATATGTAAAATTAAATAATTGTAATGTTGAATTATTGTTAAAAAAAGAAGTTTTAAAAAATTTGGAACAAACTATTATTGATTATGATATTGAAGTATTATTATATAGTTCTACTATTAAAACAGGAATAAGTATTAACAAACCATTATTTAATAAATTATATGCTATTGGTTATAATTTAAATGTGTGTAATTCAAGAGAATTTATACAGATGCTATATCGAAACAGAAATTTAATTGATGATACAATAAATATACATTTTAAGTCTTTTTATAATAAATATTCTAATGGAACAAATAAAAAATTATTAGAATTTAATTTAAAAGCATTATTACAGCAAAAATACAAAAATAATTTTAATATTGATAATTTAGATAAAGATTATTTTAATTTAAGATTATTAAATGATATGGAGAATGAATATAGTAAAAATTGTTTTAACCAAGAAACAATAACAAGATTAATACAACACGGATTTAAAATTAATTTAATTTATAATGATTTTTCTAACAAGGAGATAAATAAATTATATACTGATTTACAAGTATTATTAAAACAAGAAACATTAAATAAAATAACCAAATTATCATTAATAGACCAAGAACAATATGAGATTATACATAATCAAGAAACTAAAACAGAACAAGATTGTTTATTAATTGATAAGTATTTTTTATATAAAAATAGCGGAATAGAGCAATATAAAGATAAAGAATTATTTTTTGATGATAAAAGAGATACATTAACAACCGATATTCATAATAACATGGAATATATTGAAACTCTAATAAAAAATAAAGACTTAATTGATAGATTTAAATTATATGATGATAGATTTATTAATAATGATACTCAATATATAGATAATAATGATAAAAAATATATTCAAGGTAATATATTAAATGAAGTATTGGGTTTTTTTGGTTGTGATAATTTTTATAATGAAATATGTATTGATAAATTAACTAAAATAATATTAAATAATAAATCATATATTCAAAAGAATTTTAATCATTATCAAAGCATATTAATAGAAACAAAAGATATAAATTATGAGATAGAAACCAAAGATGATTTATTAATAAAAAATGTTATATCATTATTAAAACGATTAGGAGATTATGGAGTTTATTGTGGATATTTAAGTTCAGGTAATATGTATTATGATAATAAATATTTTGAATACAAATATAACCATAAAGATAATGCGAGATTATCAAATAATAAATCTATATTTTATATAGTCAATAAGATAAAACACTTATTTAATTTTAATAATTATTATTTTAATTATTTACATAATAACATTAAAAAAGTTTATATAGATGATAAAATATTTATTGAGAATGGAGAGAAAAGCATTATAAATAAAAAGATTATAAAAACTTCTAATAACAAAATTGTTGAGAATGGTAAAAGAACAAGAGCAAAAATGCTAATAGAAACAGAAGAGCAATTGTTTTATAATAAAATTAATTTATATGATAATAAAAATGAATGTGGTATAATTAAAAGTAAATTTGTTGAGAGAATACAATACAATAATATAAAATCTAAAGTTACTTATGATGGTAATAGAATTGAATTAAAATTATATTTACCAAAATTATTTGATAATATAATTGAAGATACAAGTAATTATGTTGAAGAACCAAAAATTAAAGAAATAAAAGAATTTTATACTAATAAAAAATTACCAATTATAAATAAATGCGAATATCAAGGTTTTACTATTGATAAAAATAATTATAAAATAATGAATTATGATTTAAAAAAACAGATACATTATGCTATTCATATAAATCCATTTATTAAGCATAAAAATATTTATAGACCATTTTATAAAGACTGGTTCATATTACAAAAAGATTATAAAGAATATCTAGATAATATTTTATATGTAAATGAAACATTAGATATTAAAATTGATTATGATAAAGAATATATTACGGAATACGATTTAAAATATCCAAGAACAGATTTTAATATAGATAATTATATTATTAACAATTATGAACCAAATAATAAATTAGTTAATAATTTTATACCAATTAAAATTTATAGATATGGTATTAATTCAATAATCTTATACAAAAATGCTATTACAAATGAACCAATACCAAGCTATAATAAATTAAAAAAATTAAAAGAGAATTGTAATAATTATGATACAGATGAAGATGATATTGATATTGAAAGCGTTAAAACAGCAACGCACTCGGTAAATGATAATAAAAAATTTGAATATAATTTAAATAATGTTATTGATATTGTAAATTTATTGATTGAATATAAAACAAATAAAGATTACACTTTATTAATCAAAATAAAAAATATAATTCAAGATGATAATGAAGTTGTAGATTATGATAATTATTATGAAGAATTTATTAAATTAAAAAGAGATATGTTTTATGAATATTCAAAAAAAGATATAAATTTATGGAGTAATTTAGTTTATAAATTATATAAATAATTTTATGCTTTTGGGAAATTCTTTTTTTTTAATGTTTTGCTGTGAGTTGTAAAATCTATTTTTATTGTTTTATTATTTCTATTACTTTTTATTAATGATGATGCTAATGATTTTATACTATTAATATCATCATTATTATTATATAAATATTTTTGTTTATAATGTTCTAATTCATCATCATTTTTATTTTTTATATCTATTGTTTTAATATTGTTTATAGTTGGTGGTTGAATAGTCATCAAGGCGTTTAATTTTTCTTTTACTGGTTCTTTTACTGGTTCTTTTACTGGTTCTTTTATTGTATTTATATTATCTGTTTTATTTGTAAGAATTACATTATTATCTTTTTTTATATCTTTTATGTCTTTTTGTATTTCTTCTATATATGGAGTAGATTTATATAATGTTAATTGATTTTGTTGATTAATATTATCATTACAAACTACCGAGTTTGATGCGGTTTCATCAACTATTTTATCATAATAACTCTTATTCAAACAATCATTATCTCTAATATACTTATTTAAAACAGCGTTTAAATGTTCTCTGTTTATACATTCTAACTCTTCTTCTAATTCAATATATACATTACCTAATTTAAATAACTCAAAAGAAACAATATAATTATCCATATTATTTAAATAACGAGTATATCTGCTTTTAATAGCACTCAAACGCTTATGTAAGAATTGCGTGGTATAATCATAATAAATTACGCTTTTATCGTTGTAAGAACGAAGTGAGTAAATCTTATATTTTTTTAATTTATTTTCCATAATTGTCTATTTATATCTATAAATATCTTTTTTTGTCGCTTTTTACTAAATATTCTATAATTAATTTATCTTTTTTTATATAATTATATGTAAATACGCATGTTTAAATATAATATAAATAAAATTGAATATTATATAAAGACAATTTATAAATATATATATAATACATTATGAACGAAATACCGACGGATATTTGGAGAGAAATTATAACTATGTCTAAAATGACTATTAAAGATAAAATAGATGAAGTTGGAACAATAAAGGAATTAATTGAAGTAGATAGATATTTAATGAATAAAATAGAACATTCAATAAAAGAATATAAAAGTCAATTTAAAACATTTGATATTTTGGAATATTTTGATAAAGACAAAGATAGAACAATTTATTTATTATATTCTTATCAAGAACAACCAAAAACAAGGTTTATAAATTGCTTTGAAGTTATACCAAGTCAATATTATACTCTATATGGAAAATTTATACCAAAAAAGATTAATAAATTGGTTGATATTACAGATATAGATATAAAAATTCATAAATCAAAAAAAGATATTGATAATGAAAGAAAGCAAATTAAGGTTAATGTAAATGATATATTTATTCATAATATTAGATTATGGGACTATAATAATTATAATGTATATTTGAGTAGTATAAATAAGTGTTATGACTATTATAATAATGATTGTAAATATTTATTGAGTAGAGCAAAAAGAATAACAGAAAATAAGATTTATACAGAATGCGGTAGAGTTATTGATAGAAAATTTGTTGTAGCGTCTTATAGTGAATATAATGATAATAATAAAAATGAGAAATTAATAGAATATTTAAATGCTATAAAACAGGAACATTTTGAGTAAATATATTTTGAATAAAAACTCTCGAAGAAGAATAAAAAACCATAAAATCAATAAAAGAAGAATTGTCTTAATATTATAATAAAATTGTATATAAAAATGTAAGTAAGATAATTT